GTATAAAGCTGAAATAGGTTTAGCTTTTCAAGCTTGGTCTAAAACCGAATCTGACAACTTGCAAGTATTCCAATTAGATATACAAAATGAATTGAATGAATTTAATAAAGAAAATGTAAGGTATCAAGCTAATGTACAAGCTGAGTTAGCTAAACATAATTCAGATTTACAAATATCTTTATCTAGTAGCGATAAGAATATGCAAAAATTAATTCAGGAAAATAATTTAAAAATACAAAAATATTCAAATGAGTTACAATCTTACCAAGCTAATGTTGGTTCATTGGTTCAAAGTTCTCAAGGTTATTTAGCTGAAGTACAGTCTAGGCTAGCAGTTGATACCGCTAAGTATAGCTGGTATGAAAAGCAACAAGCAAAATTACAAGCAGACTATGACAAGGGTTTGCAAATATTAGGAGGTGCTTAATATGGCGGCTGATAGAGCGACTGTAAGTGTTACTGCTTCTTTATTACCAGATTATATTAAAACTACTATTGGTGGAAATGTTGTATACGATTTAAATGATGAAGGGAATAGTAATAAATGGATTAGTGTAAGGATGACTGTGAATACAACAGCTAGAGACTTAGTGACTACTGGAGGAGTGCAATATGTAAAATCATCCGTAGCTCATGCCTATAATGCCACACCTTCAGTAACATTAGAAACTACAGATGATGTAGTTTTTTTAGTAATTAAAAATACTGGAACTTCAGACGGTTCTACTACAAGCACAGCTAAACTATATGTTGGATTAAGTAATGGTGACATAGCTCAAGATAGCGGAACAATAGTAATTAATCCTAATGAAGTTTGGTATGCTAGACTTAGGGGTGAGCAGTTAGATGACATAAACTGCGCTAGCTCAACAGGGGATTTAGTGTATGATGTTTTTGCAGTATTAGATGATGGTGGTGTGTAATGGCTGTACATTCAATAACTGTTAAAAAATTAATTAGTAGAGTTAGGCAAGTGTTTCCAAATGCTCCTGAGAATTATATAATGAACTTAATAAATGATGCTTTAGTTGAAATAGGAACTCATAAAGTTAAAACATCTCACGCTAAAATAACAACAATAGCAGATAGAATGTTTTATGATTTAGCGGATGGAGCTTCAGATTCAAGTAGTAATAGGCTAGAGGCGAATCAAGTATTTAGAGTTTACTTAATGGATAGTGATGGAGATTATATACAA